ACATTGGTGATTATGAGGAAACACATCAAAATGATACGCAGAATATGGACTCTATGCTGGAGTCTATAAGGTCTATTTTGATAGCAAGAACAGGAAGTCCTGCTGTATCAGTAACTAATTATCAGGCTGGTTCTATTGCAATGCTGCCAGCATATCAAAGGCTGCAGATGGATTATGAGGCAAGTGGAAATTATGTAGATCAGAACATAGCTCAGTACGAAGCTGCAATGAAAAAGTTTGAAGATAAAATGAACGATAAACTTGCTGATGATAGGAAAGCGGAAGGATTAAAACAACTTCTTGCAGGAATTGTATCCGCAACAGTGGGAACAGCATTAATCTTCGCAACTGCGGGTGCGGCTGCTCCTATTGTGTTTAGTGCAGCTGTTGTGGGAGGAACATCTACCTTATATGGATTATCGAACGCAACAGAAGGAATGAATAATATATCTCTCGGTTTTTCCGGGGATGGATTTACAATGGCAGAAAATCCTATCCGTGATACACTGTTTGCAGGAAATCCGGATTTATATTATACTATAGGAAATGCCAGTACTATGATTTCGGCAATGGCATTACCGATGAGTGGTATTTTAAAAGGGGCAACAGGTGCTGCAAAATTTAAAACTATCGCCGTAGATGGTGGAAGGATATTGATTGGTAATGTAGCAGAAGATAAAGTTTATGATGCAATTTATCAAAGTACAGATAGCCGTATATTGGCAATGTTGGGAAGCAATGTGGTAGAAGGAGTTCTATCAGGAAACCCAGCGAATAGTTCAGTATCGGAAATTGGAGATGTGGCGAGAAAGGTGGATATTGAAGAACTAAGCCATACAACGATATTCAAGAACTCCGATGACATTGCCTTAGGTGAAAAAGTTTTAAGTAATGTAGAAGTGAATAAGCTAGATGATGTTGCAGAAGTTGTAGAGAGTGGCAGTAAAGCTGATGTATTAGCACAAAATAGGGCAAATGGAAGAGTTTTTGAACAACAAGAATTTGCTAAATTTAGTTCTAAAAATAACAATGCAGTTGAGCAGATTACCGTTAAAACATCTTCTGGTGTTAGAACAAGAGTTGATGCAATTGGATTGGATGCAAATGGAAATGTTGTAATAAATGAATTTAAATCATCTTTGGCAGCACCGTTAACAAATAATCAAAAAATAGCATTTCCAGAGATTTTTGAAAGTGGGGCAACTGTTGTTGGAAAAGGAAAAGGCATATTCACAGGTGGATACCAAATTCCGTCAGGTACAAAAGTAACAATAATTCGACCAGAGTAGGAGGCATTATGTCGGTAGTTGATAATAAAACGATAGATGGTGTTGCATTAACTAATGATAAGAATGGGATAATTTTATTGATAGCTGACCATTTAGATTGGAGTGATGAATATCAGCATCTGATGATGTTGCAAAGAAAGATTAATGTATATATTACCTTTCTTGAAGAGAAGCAATATGAAGAAATCTACAAAGGAGAAGAAATAGTATATGGAGTTATAGAGATTCATTTCTTATATAATTTAACCGTTAATGCAGAAAAATTTTTACAATCAGTTCAAAATCAAGTTGCTGAACTGGGTATAAAGATACAATATTGTGTTTCACAGGAGGAAACAGATGAAATTAGATAAAAATCAGCAAAAGCAATTAATTAGTGCGATATACGTCTCCTCGGATAGCAGAGGATACAAAGCAAAGGCAAACACCATTTACAGGGTAATAGATAAGGCGTTTATCCATTGCGATTTCCTTATTATAAATTCGCAGAAATTAATTTATAGAATTTATATAAAAAATTATGATTATGACGATATTTTTTGGAAGATTATGCAAATGCAATCTAATAGTAAAAAAAATGATTCGCTAAGGGCATGTGGTGCTTTTAAGGCTCCTTCGGTTTTGTTGAAAAAGGGGGAAGTAGACCTTGCGGAGAAATATGAGGAACAAGCAGAATATCTTGTTGGATTGGTGGAAAAATGTAGTCGTAATTTCATGGAAAAGTATGATGTTGATGAGTATATTATCAATTATGAAAATGGTATGGATAAGGAAATACTAAAGTGTTTAGCGTATATTCATATGAATAAAACTGAGGAGGCTATAAAAGTAGCACAAGATTCAGTTAATAATGGTAATAGAGGAAATTATGAGAATGAAGGGAAAGCTTTTTTTGACTGGATATTAATGCTTCAATAAGTATTTAATTATGTCTCCACATAAGGACACGCCAACCTCCCGTTCCCTTTACCCAACTGTCTTTACTAACAGCTTTCGTCTTGCCCTTACGAAGTAATGGCAATAGCGAAAGGTGTTATAAAGACACTCTTAGGGCGAAAATTTGCCTCTGGGTACATATAAGGAGAATGAAAACTTCATATTGAGTTCCAAAACGCTGATATAAACGTACTTCTTTCAAAACAATTTTTTATTGCGAAAGAGGTGCGTTTTTTAGTAAGTGCTTAGTTTCGGGATAGATATAAAAAAAGAAATCCTAGCATCTACGACTAGATGCTAGGAAAACAAGCATTTTACTCCATTTATTTACACAGTTCCTGAACGTGTTCGTTCCATGGACCGTGATACACTGTTTGCAGGAAATCCGGAATTATATTATACTATAGGAAATGCCAGTACTATAATTTCTGTAATGGCATTACCGATGAGTGGCATCTTAAAAGGAGCAACAGGTGCTGCAAAATTTAAAGCTATCGCCGTAGATGGTGGAAGGATATTGATTGGTAATGTAGCAGAGGATAAAGTTTATGATGTAATCTATCAAAGTACAGATAGCCGTATATTGGCAATGTTGGAAGCAATATGGTAGAAGGAGTTCTATCAGGAAATCCAGTGAATAGTTCGGTATCGGAAGTCGGGGATGTAGATAACTTGATAACTTTGCAGAGAAAAGCCGTTGATGGGGTAAGTAACCCTAAAATAGATTATAATTTAATTAAAGATTATGTGAGAGACATTGAATCAAGAACAAGAATTAAATTACCTAAAAATCAAGTTGAAGAATTAAAAAATGCATTAAGAAATAAGGAATACTCAAAATTAACGCCAAAAGAAACTGCAAAGCATAGAAATGAATTTAATAAAATTAAGAGTAATTTAATTGAAGAGTGGGAACGCAATACAGGACAAAAATGGCCAACATACACAGAAGATGTGATTTCTCCTAACACAGGAAAGGTTGTTAGAAAAGCTGGGGATAAGTATGATGCACATCATGTGATTGAAAATTCATTCGGAGGAGAAAATGAGTGGTGGAATATACATCCAGCAAAATTCCCTAATGAGCATCAATCAGGAATACATGGAGCTGGTTCTCCAGCAAATAAATTATTTAAAGGAGGTAACAAGTAGTGAAATTTGAATTTTTAAAATACCATAATGGAAGTGAATTTTATCCAGTTAAAGTAGAAGAGATAAATGAATTGGAAAAAAAGCTAAACTTAACTGTTCCAAGAGAGTTAAAGGATTTATTATTAGAGATTGGATATGGATTTATCAAGGGGTCGGAAAATAATGTAAATCGTATTATGGATACTGATTCAATAAGAGATTTTAGATTAAGAAAAGGTGATTTTGAATTTTATCCTGATATTGAGATATATGATGAGTATGAAGAGGGTAAATTAATATTTTTTGAAGGTAGTGAATCAGCATTAATATCAATAGAATTGACAGATGATAATTCAAGCAATATCTTTTATTATGATGTTAAGATTGCAGACTCATTAGAAGAATTTTTAATAAAAATTCAGGAAGATGATAATTATTATTTAGACATGCTAGATTAAAACTTAATGCATAATAAATGGTGATTTAACTGTATAAAAAATAATACTAGAAGAGCAACATCAAGTATTGGAGAATGGAAGGGCGGACTTTGAGAATTTACGGGAAGAAATCAATAGTGTCATTTCCAATGTTAGTGACATTGTTTCAGTTGTACAGCCTTCAGGTTTATCTTTAGTACTTTCTTATCAGTTGATGGAAAGTCGTGTTAAAACTTTAAACGGCGACATTGGTGATTATGAGCAAACGCATCAAAACGACACACAGAATATGGACTCTATGATGGAGTCTATAAGGTCTATTTTGATGGCAAGAACAGGAGGCTCTGCTATATCAGTAACCAATTATCAGGCCGGTTCTATTGCAATGCTGCCATCATATCAAAGGCTGCAGATGGGCTATGAAGCAAGTAGTGATTCTAAAAGATATAAATTTATTAAAAGCTTTGAAAAACAATATGAAGTAATAGGAATGAAAAGAGAAGAAATAGAAACATTACTTGGAAATCCTAATAAAACGGAAACAAAAAAGGGTACAAAAGAAATAGAAGTATATGAATACAGAATAGAAGACAATCTATTGTTGGGTGGAAAGTATATAGAATTAATTTAAAAAAAGATATTGTTACAAAGGTAGAAATTTTGACAGAAGATTGGTAATACAATAAATTCCTTTGCACACCTATAAGAAAAATAGCAAGGGAAGAGGTAAACTTACGAAGGAGAGAGTACATATGAGTTCCAGTTATCATGTGAGGACAGAGGAATTATATCGGGCGCTGGAGACAATATCTGGTCAGATAGAAGAGTGGCAGGATCAGCTTACCCAGGTACAGCAGGCAGTGGAAACCACAAAGATGACCATGTCTGTACAAGGAGAAACAGGAGACAGTATAAGGAGTTACTTGACGGAGGTACAGGTGCCAGTCATCAAAGGAATCCGGCAGGTATTGGAGGAATATGTGATGCGGCTAGCGGGGTATATTATCGGATATCAGGGCATTGATACCCAGATGGATGCGGAGTTATGTCAGTCATCCCTCGAAGACCAGTACGAGAAACTTTTGAGCAATCAAGGGAACTTCCAGAAAGTGGTAGAAAGTGTGAATTCTGCGATTGCAGGCATCAATGATATAGCATCTGTGACCAAGCCGGATGGAAGCACAGCTGATTCTTCTTATAGTGGGTTGATAATGTATGTACAGAACCTGAATCAGCAGATCGGAGAGTATGAGGAGACTCATAAGAATGATTGTCAGCCAGTCAACGAGATGATACAAACTATTCAGAGTATTATAGCGTCCAGAACAGGTATTGACACGAGTGCATCCACGTATGTGCCGGGAAGTTATGTCCTAAATCCAGCTTATAGCAAGCTGAAACAGCAGATGGAGACGAGTAATAAGTATACGAAGGAAGATATTGAGAATGTGCCAATTCTACAGGAAGTGTCGATGGAGATAGACCTAAGTGAATTGGATGATATTCTAGAAAAACTAGGAATTGTAACCGACAATCCGGTATATGATGCAATTAAATCTGCGGCAATTGGCCATAAAGATATTTCGTTATTAGTAAACGGCGTTACATTTATAGTGGATGACACTGGGAAGGTACATCTGAGTGGTAAGATTATGGACGGAATTAAGGATGCTAATGGAACGATACATAAGTGGGATGAGCAGGGAATAGGAAAGGTATTAAAGGAATTAGGAGTTGAGATAGGAACAGAAGGCTTCAATAAAAGCAGCTTGAAAAATTGGAGTATGGATGGTATTGCAATAAAAAATTTGCAAATAGACACACCAAATCAAACTATAGATAGGATTAAGGCACTGGCAGAAACAGGGGGAAGCAGAGCGGCAATGACTAGTAAAATGGCTCGGGGAGTCTTTAGAGAAGGAATATCTATTTGGGATGATTTTAGCCCAGAGGTATATAAAAAAGTAAGCAAGATAGGGAAAGCGGGACATGTTTTAGGCGCAATTGGAACACTAGTTACCGTGGGTAGTAATGTATCAGAGAATATGATAGATGATTATGGAAATCTAAATATTACGCCGGACTCAGTACAGGACACAATATCAGATTCAGCAGTAGATATTGTGTCCGGTGCAGGAGCAATGGCGGCAGGAATGGCTATTGGAACGGCTGCTTTTCCAGGAGTAGGAACAGTTGCGGGAGCTGTTATCGGTTTTGTAATAGGTGGGGCAATTAACGGTATAGCAAATTTGGATGTGAAAGATATGGATGGAGATGGGGAAAAAGACAGTCTAGTAGATATTACAAAACTGGGAGTAGATAGTTTTTGCGACCGGGTAGGAAATTTATTAGGATTATAGAAAAAGAAGAGAAGGAGAGTTACAGTGAAAAGAAAAGCAGGAGCGATATTAGTAATTGTAGGAATGCAGTTGTTTATAATTGGTGCAATATGTTCGCAAGAGGTTTATATACGTATAGGATTAAATAATCAATATATACTGGTAAAAATATTGTTATTGACATTCGGAATCATGTTCATGGTAATTGGCGATGCCTTTTATAGAGTACTGTATAGACCATATGCGGATCGTGCTTTAATCAAAGAAAAGTATGGAAAACAAAAGAACATTATATTACAAATAGAGTGGAAAAGGCGATATCCATTAAAGAAATTTGTTGTTTTTCTATTATGGAATATCTGTTTGTTTACAGTATTGATAAGTACGATACTTTATTTTTCTGAGCAAGAATCAATTTCTCAGATATTGTTTGGCTACATCATTTTTATAATAACTACAATTGGTACATTTTCACCCATGAGGAAGTATGTAAGTCCCAGATATCATTGCCTTCCTTATGTTGGAGATATGCTTAGCAAAGCGGAACTAAACAAGATGTTGGTGGATGAAGATTTTCAAGGAGTAGAGGAATTTAAAGAAATGTCCATCTATCCATACGTAAAAGAAAGTAGAAATTGGTTCTGGATTGGTGGGTTGTTGTTACACAAGAAGATGGTGGTGGCAATTGATTTCGGATTGAGGACAGCCCCTAATCATATGCATTCACGAATTAAATTGATGTATGTGGACGGAGGGATTGGAGAAATCATTTTGTCTGACCTATATTATGAAAGAAGCACAGAACTATATGCGTATTTATGGAAAAGGGCAGGGATTTTAGGGGGCAACGCTGCGGGAATCCCGTGGCATGAAAAAAATACGGAAATAGCGAGAAAATATCTTAACAACAGTAAGTTTGGCAAAATGAATTTTTATGAGAGAATGAAACATGTAGACGAAATCAGGATGTTGTTGATGGAGAAATTTGGCGATGAAGAGGATAAAACAAGATATAAAATTAGTAAAGAAAAAAATGACAACTGAAGGCGGAGTATAAGGGGAGAAAGAGTCAGAGGAGAGAAAGAAAATGTCAGCTTATAATGCAATGGAGATGGCGCAGATTAAGAACCAGATTGCGCAGTATGAAGCTAATAGAGCAGCGGCAGAAAGTATCATTAACGATGCAAATGAGAAGATTGAGCGCCTGAGACCGGTAAAAAAGATATTAGAAGATAACAAGGTCGAAGTAAATACTCAGAGAAACACTGCGAAGACTGTACACAGGACTGATATCGTGGAATGGCAGGGAAGTACCAAAACAGAATTTACAAGTTCTGTAGATGCGGGATTAGTAGAAGGTTATAATCTGTATTATAGTGAATTGGATAGTGCATTAGATGCAGTCAATGATGCAATTACTAGATACGAGAACGAAAAGTATGAGCAGAACGGAATTATTGGACAGATACAGATTGTGATTAACAATTTGGAAAATTGGCTGGATACACTCGGATATTAATAGGAGGGATGAAGATGTCGGAACATATCGCAATAGAATCATCAGAAATTAGGGCACAGTTGGGTGACCTATCAAATGCGGCCAGTGCATTGAATGGACAGGGAAGGAATGTGGAAGTAACGGGAAGAGTGCCATCAATGGCTGCTTTCCTAGAGACTTATGATAAGATGTTACAACTAATCTTAGATTACAAGAATCTTCTTTCAAAGGATGCATCTAATATCAACACTTCGATTACAATAATTCAGCAGAGAGAAGAAGAAGTGGCACGGAGCATTCAATAGTGGAAAGTAGAAACAAACAATACAAAAAGGCATAGAATTGATGAATTTTATTAAGAAGATGTAGATATGCGGAAAAATAATTGTTGCGACTATAATCCCACTATTTGTGCGAAAGAATTGTAAATGAGTATGTTTAAAATGAAAAAATTTACGATTGAATGCAGAGTTAAAAGTTTGTAATGTAGGACAAGAACCGACATTACTTCCAATATGGTGGAACTGGTGTTTATAGTTTTCATTGTGGTCATCATATTTTTTGTTTACTTTGCATGGCTTTTTCTAAATAAATTTTGATATTTAAACCGTATACAACTTTGATATGTTTGATATGCAAAGTGCATAGAAGTAATGTTAAGGTAAGACTGAAACAAGATGAGGAACAGGAGAGGAATAATGCTACAAAGAAAAAACTTATATTTGGAAAATATTGCTGTATTTCGATCAAAGGAGAAAAATCTCTTTGACAAGAACCAGTTACACCGGTTGGAAGAAAAACTGCTTGAAAAAGGAATTTATATGACAGGACCAGTTATCCTGCATAATCGAGATGTGCAGAATACAGATTATGAACTCTTAATATCAGTGAACAGGACGGAAGGGATTGAGGAAGAAGGGCAGGAGAGATTTTATAGGCAGATTATCTATGAGGATTGTGTGTATCTGCGTAGACTTATGGGGGAAAAAACGATTCTTGAGGTGCCACAGGAGATTGAGGAAGAGTTGAATCGCCAGAAATTATGGAGCAGGGAAGTTTTCTATGCCATTTTTAATATTCCTGGTGGTAAAGTAGTGGATATTTATGTTCCGGTAGAAGGGGAGAGTCAGGCATGAGCAAGTATGAGAGTATTCAATATATGAATGTATATTCCAAAAGATATGATGATATTGCACCATCGGATGTCGGGAAGTGTATTGAGGAATTTTACCGTTTGTTTCGGAATGCCGGATTGATAGCAGATGGCAATTTAATTTATGCTCTGAATAAAATAGATGAAGAAAAATTGTCTATAGAATTCATGTTGTGTGCAAAGGAGAGTAGGCATAAAGGCGTAAAGAAACTGACCTATCGAAGTTATCTTATGATTTCACACATGACTAGTGTTGTTGTGAAAAATGATTATGAAACGAATATGGAAGGGGCATATCTGCAATTGATGAAAGTGGCAAGGAATAATGGTATGAAGATTATCTCACCTTTTTATCACGAAATTGTTCCACGAGGGAAAAAAGCGTATTGCATTGTGAAGGTTGTGGTGGCGAAGCTGAAGGAGAAAATAGACTGCGGCTCGGAAGTAAGTGCATAAAAATTCATATTAAATTCTATATAGAATGAATTGAAATATATGTGTAATGATTAAAATTATCCGGGAGTAGTCTATATGTGGGCTATTTGGAATAATTTTTCAAGGGATTGTCACTTCATTTTTGGAGAAAATGTGATATACATTTAAAGGTTCGAAACACTTCTATTACATCATGTGTTTGGAATCATTCTGTGAATGTGGCCATTGTTTATAAAGAAGGAGAAATAATTGCAAACACAGTTATTGATATTTCTGAAGCTCTTGAAAGATATAGATTTGACGAAAAATATATGTGAGCGTAGAAACAAATAAAAAAGTAAATATTAAGAATTCAAAAAATTATTCAGAACCATTCACATATACGTTTGGACTTTTGTTTGAAATGGCAAGAGTTTTGAAAAATGCAAAAATGAGAACGGATATATGTACTATGATGTTGATTAGATGGGGAGGTGATCGTTATGGATAATATAGAAAACTGGGTAGAAAAATATAAAGAAAGAATGGATAAGAATAAACCTTCTGAAAAATTAGTGGAACAGACTTTAGAACTGATGAAACATCAGATTGAGTTACAGAGAAAAGATAAGAAAAAATGTTAAAAAATAGAATGAAATTTATAGCATTGACTCTTGTGTTTGCCTTTCTGCTGTCAGGTTGCTCTACAAAAAAGAATAGACAAGAATGGAATAGTTACAATGAAAATGAAGAATGGTCCTACTTTATGCCTGAAGATGTAGATAGAGATGTGGTTCCTTTTTTATTTCCGGGAAAATATGTTATAGGTATTGAAATCGAAATCCAAAATGAATTCAAAACCTACATTGAACGATATACAGAATTAGAAACCTGTAAACTTTTGTTTTATGATATAGATATGGGAACTGTTCAGAAGAAAATGGACTGTAAAAGAATTTTGGAAGAGTATCTTCAAGATTACCAGATTGCATAAGAAAGCATTGGAAGATTGTGATGCTTTCAACCAGGATGTAGATAGCTTACAAGATGCATTGAATGATGAAATTACACAATTGGAGAACAAGCGATATGAGCATGAAGGCATCATTGAACAATTGAAGATGGTACTTAATGATTTGGATAATTGGCTTACCAAATTACTAAATTAGTAAAAGTCATGTAACTATTCATTAGAAAAGTGCCACAGATAGGAGGAAATCGGTTTGAAAAGAGGAGGATATAAATCAGTACTATTAGTGAGTTTTTTCTTAATCATAATGTTGGGAGGATGTGGAATGGATACGAAAAAAGAAGTTATAACCAAGGCGATAGAGAGTTATTTACAGGAAAAATACGGAGAAGAATTTGAAGTACTGTCTTGGAACCAACCTAAACTGTTACCATCAGATAATGGAGCAATTTATGCAACATGTATTGCAAAAAGTGATCCAAAACATCCATTTGAAGGAAGCTATTTTTATCCAGAAGAGAAAAATGCAAAAATAGAGGTTATTGATGATGGATATGCAGAACGTCTTTTGGCAAAGCAGATGGAATCTAAGGTAGAGAAAGCAGTTTCACTGGTGGCAGAGAACTACTATATTCAAGGGCAAATTAGAGGAATAATGGAAGAATGGCAGGGTATATCTATAGAAGAAATTTCAAAGTGGGAAAACTATGCTGCACTTCGAAACCAAAGCGAACCAGATTATAAAACACTAGGGACTATTTGGGTTTATCTTGACGCTACCACGATGACTGGAACGACAGATGAAGAAGAATATAAGATGTATGAGGAAGTATTCCAAAAAGAGATGGGAGGGCAAGCTTTATTTTATGTTTATTATTTAGATAAAAAGAATTTTCAACAGGCAGAGAAAATACTAGAAGTAAGAGCACCTGGAGATGAAGGAAGTAGCTTTGAAGAGATTATTGAAAATCAACCTTACTTTGGAACAATCATGCGAAGTAATTCAAAGACATTTGATGATTCTTTAGAGGTGTTCAAAGCAGCTAAACGGGGAGAAGAACAAGAAATATTTCAATAGGAGAAGAAATTTGTATGAGACCAACAACAGATAAAGATGCACTGGTGGCTTCACAAATAGCATATATGAATATTGAAGAAAAAGACATACGTGATGCAAAGAAAGAATATGGTTCAGCAACATTAGAAAATATTTTCAAAGTATCTAACGACAATATTGAAAAACAGTATATTAATCGAGTATATGGAAATAAAGATCCCAAAACGACAAAATTGAGTGAATACGAGCAGATGCGTTTCGAGGAAGCAAAGGCATTTATAGAGGAGATAAAAAATTCAGAATATGCACAGTGGGAGATCGTGGAAGTAAAAGATGATAATGCAAATTCGGGATTTTATGGATGTATGATTGATTGTGGAGAAGGTCAGTCGATATTCGGTTTCCGAGGAAGTGAAAGTGACACTACGCATCAGCTACGTCAAGACTGGATCAATGCAGATATCGCTTTATTCAATAATATTTTAACGGAACAGCAGAAAGCAGCACAGAACTTTGTGAAAGATATGAATAAAAAATATGGGGATAATTATACAACATTTGATTTTTCGGGGCATTCTCTAGGTGGAAATCTGTCACAGCATGCTGGAATTACAGTGCCTGCAAACATGCAGAACAAAGTGGGAACGATTTACAATTTGGACGGACCAGGATACTCCGATGAATATCTTTTGTCACATGCTTTAGAAATTGATAATATGGCTTCCCATGTGAAACACTATCAATGGTCTTTTATCGGAAATTTACTTAATCAAATGCCAGATGAAATGTTCCAATCTATACGAACAGACGATAGGGTTTATGAAATATATGATTTGGAAAAATTGACAGATGGCGCTCTGTTTCAAAAACATGATACCGGTTTTGTCTGGCGCTGGATGATGGAACACGATACAGAATTTTTCCAAAATGGTAAGATGGATGACTTTGCAAAAACGGTTGGTGTAGTCATAAGAAAAATAGAAAATGAAGCCCCTGGAGTAGTACGGAATTTGGCTGTAGATGGAATCTTCTTAATAAATCTTTTTCTTTTGGCAAAAGAATCCGAAAATACAAAGGAATTTGGAAAGAAAGTATGCAAGTACTTTATAGATACATTTCAAAATGGCGTCCATATAGGAATGGAAATTTGGGATTCCATTGAAAGAGGAATTTCTAAATGGGCGGCAGCAGGTGTGGATTTTATTGCACTATTTAAAAATCCATATTTTAGACAAGTAAATGATTTCAAAAAGAAAGCGGGGAGGATTACAAGTACTTATGGGCATTTGGATATGGAAAGTAAACTTATATCTCTTAACAATATGACAGAAACATATCAGAACCTGGATCATTTGATGAAAATGTATAAAACATTTCTTATAGCAAGTGCAGACTCTTATAGAGAAGCGGGAAAACTTATGCTTCTTAAAGAAAAAGATATATTATAAGAGAGGGGGAAGAATGTGGGATATTATCTTAGAATGGAAGAAATTTTAAGCTTACAGCTTAAATCGCAGGAACAAATTGAGCGTTGGAAAGAAGAGCTACAAGAGGTTGGAAAAACTCTGGAAGTTTTAGGAGATACAAACGAATTGCAAGGTGAAGCTGGTACAAAATTAAAAGATAACATAAAAAATATTCATATGCCAATAAAAACAGAGATAGAAGCTCTTCTAGATCTATTCCAAGAAAATTATTCTAAATACGTACTAGGATTTATGGAACTTGAGGAGTCAAATACAGCAATTATTAAACAAGATGTGTTAGAAAGACAGCAGAAACAATTAAACTTATATAAAGAAAGTTATACTGACATTTATGAGAATATCGTAGATGAACTTAGTAAAGTAGATGATTTATTCAGTTATTCCATCGAGTTTCAAGTTCCAGAGAAAATTGATACACTTATGGTTACATTGACAGACATTAACGAAAAAATTGGAGAATATGATGTGTCACATGCGAATGATATGAGTTTACTTGATGAAGGAATAACTTTAATGCGAATGAAATTTTCTAAATAATTAAGAAACGTTCTGTTTTATTTTAAATATGAGAGGTATGAATGCAATGAAAGAAGAAAAGTTTTTACCATTAGGTTCTGTAATTATTGTAAAAGGAAGTGTAAAAAAGCTTGTTTTGATTGGAAGAGGTGTTGTAGCAATTTTCAAGGGAGAGCAAAAATATTTTGATTATGTTGCTTGTACTTATCCAGAAGGCTTGATTGGAGAAAACGTGTTATATCTAAACCACGAGGATATTGAAGAAGTAATTCAAAAAGGGTTTCAAGATGAAGATGATTTCAGAATGCAAAAAAGTTTAAAAGAACATTTGGATGGATTATTAAAAATAGAAAATGAGTCATAAAACTTTTGCTTTCTGGACAGGGAGGTGTGATTCATGGCAAATAAAAATCAAGCTGCTATTTCATCTGCAAAATATGAAATTAATCAAGCAAACTATAGGATTTCAGAGTGTCAAAATGAAATTCAGGGATTAGAAAAGAAAATTGAGCGTTTGGAAGGTGCAAAACAGAAACTGCAGACTTATAAACTCAATATAGAGTCGGAGAAATTTGACATTACGCAAAAACTTTCATGTAGCAGTTGGAAAGGATCTAATAAAGAAGAGTATGAAGGAATTGCTGAGGAACAGCTTAAACCATGTTATCAAACATATTATGATGAAACTGA